TCTTCCTCCGAAGATGAGAAAATCTCCGGTATGTTTAAAGGTTGGAGCACATTCAATGAATCCAAGTAGCGCTCAACACGCAACTGCTGATCAACATTGAACCCAAAGAGAAGTGAAACAACTCGACGGGAATCGAGCCCTATCTCAATGGGGAAACGGTCAAACATCTGTGCTTCTGAAGCAGGGATGCGCTCATATTCACTCAATTTCCACCGATTAATGCTGCTCATTATTGCAAAATTTCCCCGGGTGACCCGTAGGAGATAACGAGCAAGCGCGGCCACCATCGGGCAGCCGTGATACATATAGTAGATAGAGAATGCGTAAGCGCGTAGAAGCCCCAGCTTCTTGCTTGACCTGGCGTTCTTGTACTTGCGATCCACATAACCGAAACGCCTAAAGATGCGACCTGGGTCGACTAACACTTTAAGGTCATGTGTACTGAAAATATTGCCACAAAAGGAGGCTAGAGCAAGATCGAACGTACGTTCAATCTTCACAAAGAGGCCCAAGCTAGCAAATTCATCAGTTGTAAGAGCGCAACCTAATGGCAGGCGGAAAAGCGAATCATCACCTTCGACAACGATTGAGATCAACCAAAACCTAAATTTATGCCAAACAAGGAATTGGATCGTGACGAGGTTTGAGACACCATTGCCCAAACTGGTATTAATGTCCCCAGACATACGTTTCGCCAAAATATGGATCCGGAATTCAGTGAAGATACACGTATTAAAAAGGTAAAAAGATTTCACTATCATGGTAGCAAGATAGTGATACTGACCTAACGCATATCTGTAAATCTCGAATTCAATTGACAGACAGTATATAGGGGTGAAGCTAGCCTCATACGATGAGTAGTCCGTCGCACAATACCACCCGGGTCCAGAAACCATACGGAGGATATATTGCGGTCTGTCAGCGACTGGAACATTCTTAACGAAAAAGGGGAGCTTATAGATCATCTTCTCAATAGATTTAATTATAGGGCCAAAGATGATCTTAGCATAATCGACGCGCCCATTAATTACGCGCGGGAGCTTGAACAGAGGATACTGTTCATACTTGACAAACGACTCTACAGAGAGTTCTCGTCTTCGGATGTCTCCAACAGCCAATCTTGTGGCCCGCCTAAAGAACCGGCTGGCATGGGGACATAGTTTGGCAGCACACCAGAGACTGACGAGTTGCTCGAACGTGAGTTTGTTGTAAAGTAATAAGTTACTTCGGAGCCAGAAGTGTCCAGGTGCCGAGCGTACGTATAGGAGCGTGAGAGCAGCTCGCTGAGATTGAGTATACGAAGTCGCAAG